CAATACCCATCCTTTGTTATGTGTTTCAGCTAAACCCAAAGCCAATTTCTCCGCTTCCCGTTTACCCGTCTGCTTATCAGTACCACCTTTCTCGGATACTTGAAAATCACTCTCGACAATAGATCCATCATTCACGATCACGTACCCGATAGAACTCCTCAAGTTTCCCGTGTGATCAATATACTTTCCATTCTTCCGCGCAATCTTCACGAAGTATTCCCCAGCTCGCCTTAATAATGTCATCATTTTATCTTCAGCGTTGGCTTGGAAAATATCAAACCAAGAATCTAAATCTTGTTGCGAGAATAACGGAGTCATACTTTTCATACGCAAATTATTGAATGTGATTGATAAGGTTCCCAACAGATCACCGGTACGTCTATTCCCAAACTTTCCACGACTAACCGAGTTACTTTCTCCCGTACAGGTCGTGTTTTGGTGTAGAAATACCCGCTTACTTGCTTTTCATCCCCCAGGGCGTTGCGTTTAATCACAATACGAGCATCTCCCGCCGGATCGTAACGCCCTTTTATCTCGATCGTATCTTTGCTTCCCTCCACGTACTCCCCCTTCACGACTTTGCCGTCAATCTCGATCGTCACCAATGCAATATGCGGGTATCTCTTTACCATGCGTTCCTAGTCCTCCCTCGAATAATAATTCTCTTCCCGATCTTGACCGCCTTCTCCGGCTCCCCGTTCTCTATGTACAACTGTTTTGCAGTCTGAATATAGTAAGAACGGGGATGAGTGATAGAAAGCTTGTTTTCACTGAAATCCGGCGAGTTTACCAACATGGCATACATATCAGCGACACAAAGACCAACTTGCTTCATGTTTGCGGTTGTACATTCATCATCCGGATTAACATTCCGTTTCACGAAAACCACTTTATCCAAGAAGCCTTCCATATCCTCAATAGAGGGATATTCCAGTATTGTTTCCCTGATTGTAGCCATATTCTTTAATCTTCGTCTTCCACTTTCAAACTTTCGTCCTCAACTTCCTGACCTAAGAATTTAGCAGGAATGTTATCAGTTCCTTCCGTTGCTTCATCAACCGGCCAATCTTTGCCATCGGCTTTTAGGATAAACATAGCTTCCGGATCATTTACTACCGGGATGGCATTTGCTTCCGCTTTCGTCCATTCCTTAAACGGTTCTTCCGTCGAGAACTTGGTTATCAGAATAAAATCCTTCTTTACCAGGATAGCCTTTTTCCTCAAAGACTCCGAATTTTCTGCCATGATAGGACCGTGTTGAATGTTTCCAACATTCAGATCTTCAAGGAAACAAACACGATGTTTCAACCACGGGCAAATAGTCTTTCTTTTGTGATTGGCATCCTCGATACGAACAGCCGGGCTGATCGTTATTATTTGAACCGGGTTTTCCTGTTCTGCAAGATACTCGTTGATCACTTTCTTGGTGATCGTGATCTTCGCTGTTTGATTAACCCAACCCTTGATTTTATCAATAGTGGATTTTTGTTTCTTGAGTAACGTGAAGTCCGTCGTCAACATCACGACATAGCGCAAATTCACTCCTTCGTTTGCCGCGGCGGAAACTGTGTCCTCGATGTCCTGCAATCCATCCGCAGTAGACGCGCTTGACCAATCAGCAGACGATTTCTTTTTATTCTTTTCCGGCATTCCACACCCCACGAACTCGGTAGTCACGATCCCGTTATTATTCTTTGCTGACAGGTTAAACCCTCCACGGCTCATGAATTGCATCGCCCACCATTCCATACGTCCACGGACTCCGTTATACACGAAATCAGTATCCTTGAAACTCAAATTCAGCAATTCCAATTGATCGGCATCTCCTTGAGCATCCCGTTCCAGATCCTTGTATTCCTGGTACTCGCTTTCATTCATACCGCGCTTTATTGCCGTCTTCGGGATATCACCGGACATCTTGCTGATCACCTCCCGGGTTTTCTCCGGGGCGGATGCATCAAAACTAATCACATCTGCAATAACCGGGGCTCCTTTCTCTCCCACCAATGTTTCCCACTTCAAACTTGATACCTTTTTAGGTGTAAAGAAATTGGGAAAATACATCGGTTTAACATGGCGCGAGTTCAAACGGGCGCTCATGTTTTTCTTGTTCACTTGTTTTAATAAACTTCTTTCCATAACTCAAATTAGGATTTCTTATTTACAAATCTGATTAACGGCATTAATGCCTTCAAGCCAGCATCTACCGGGAATGGCATTGCACCCTCGTTGACCGTACCACGAACCATTAATCCACACGACTGGTTGGCTACCGTTAAATCAACCTTGGACATGGTGATCATTAATTCCGAAGCATCCACGTTAAGAACAGCGGCATTCGCGGCAGCTTTAGCTTTCACACCTACCAAAACTTGCCCCACGGTTGCAACACCAATCGCAGCCGATAAGGTAATAAGATCAAAGGCTGAATCTGTCTTGTCTATCGCAGTAATCTTGTCTGCCGCACTTTTTAAATCCCCGCCAATTGTCACGAAGTCTCCAACGGCAAACAAGTGATTTTTTGCCACCTTGATAGTCTTCGCGTCAGCAGCAACAACTTCCGAGATCAACGCCGTTTTCACAACGTGCCATCCCCCATTATCATCTCTCCCGACAATACAGAACGGGGGCAACTCATCCAGCGGCTGACCGTCAAATAGGGCAGTCCTCAAATCGGCACGGGCAATTGTTCCCCCACCGACAACATCCTCTAGCATCTTGATGATCGCGGGATGATACTGAAATTCTTTTTCTCTCTTTAAAAACATAATTACAATGGATTAATAATTATTCAATTCTAAGGCTAGCAACACCACTGGATTCACCAGTACCTTCTTCTCTATTCATTATCTCCAACCACTCCTTTTCCGAGCGGTCTTTAGGTTGCGCCACGTAAGGACGATAATTCCCAGCCTCCACTTCCTCCGTAACTGCCCCTTGGCGGATCTCCTTGTATTCTTCCTGCAGGTCTTTAATCTGATCCTCAACGGAAGTTTCGGAGTTTACGTCAATGCGCTTGAACCATTTTCCCGGAAGTTTCGCATCATCAAATAGCTTCTTTGCTGAATTTGTTTTGCCAGAATCAGTAACGGTCTTGGTTAGCGTGGTGATTCCATCCGTCAAATCCTTGATCTGTTTCTGTTGAACTTTAAAAAGTTTCTTGTAAGACGCGGGAAGATCACCCAAGTCTTCTTCATCCTCTTCATCATCCTCGGCTCCTTCGGCAGCAGTCGACTTCTTTGCTTTCTTGCCTTTCGCTAGCTCAACCGGTTTACCGTCCTTCAACCCGTGTTTCTTTTCATACTCGACAACGGCAGCCTGAACCGCAACTTCCTGCTCCTTGATGATCGGAAAAATATTCGTATTGAAATTCTCGACTGCCGGTTTCACTTGCTCATCTTTTTCTACATTGAATGATTTCAATATCTGATCAGCATATTTCACCGGGATACCCATCGTTTTACACAGGGCCTTAATTTGCTCTAAAATTGTCATAACCTATACTTTAAATTTTCCTTTAAAATATAGGAACAATAAAAAATTGTATAGATATTTGTACACTTTACGTATTAAAATCCATGTATAAAGCTATGATCTCTATTTGTAAACGTTATTGCGAAGAAATCGGTCTTACACTCCTACTTACTGCATTTTGTTGGCAATGTATTGAAAATAATTTTCAATCTAAAAAAGAAGAGGCTATAAATTATATTTTACATGAAAAAGTTGATTATATATGGGATGCGCTATACGATCAACATGTTAATAACGAAAAGAATATAAACGATCCTAATGGTATATACGGAAATTACCTAAATTATTCCACAACAGAAAAAAGTTGGATGCACTGGGATGCAATTCGAAAAAATAGTAAAAACATACAACAATTTCTAACCACAGCCATGTGGATACGAGTTGTGTTTTATATTTTAGGAAGTATCCTTATTATATTGGCAAGAATCATGAATAAAAGATCAAAACAACAATAATTAAAAATTATCGTATTCTTCTTTGGTCATGTAAACCTTATCCACATCCAAAAGAGCATCACAGAGAAGATCATTGGTTTCTTTAAATTGTTCTCTTTCTTGCTCTCCCTTAAATTTCAAGAAATAACGCCCGTTTTCGACTCTGATAGCGGCATCCTCGTAATCGTAATATATATAAACGGCTTTTTGATCCATATTACAAATATACAAAATTCACACGGAAAAAGACTATTACAATTTAATTTTCCGAATTTGACTATAATATTCAACCGATATTCGCTCAATCTCCCTCATTCGCTTTAATTCACCCTCCTTAATCGGACTTAATTTACGCCACTCCTCATAAAACTCATGCCCCTTCCCTCCCTCTATACCGGAAGCTTTTAACTTATTGTAAAGCTCTTCCCCGAGTATAGATTTCGCATCTTTTTCTTTGGCATAGATCATTTGAGGTGTATTCACTTGAATCTCTCCCCATACACCATTTGGATATTTCACATTGACAAGAGTTCCTGTATAACCAAGAAGTGTATTTTGTTCTTTAATTTTTACAATATCAAATTGTTTTTTAATTTCTTCCAGTACTCTGTCCAAATCATCAGACACGAAGGTATTCCGGATCATATCCCGCACTTTTAGAATATCACCACCATACTCATTCATCGCTTTTTCCATGATTCGAGACTCACTTTTCAAATTTAATGATGTAACCCTAATATCCAATTTATCCGCAATATTCCTCGATGTTTTATCCATTTGCCCGGCGTATAGTCTTACTGATTCTATAATTTTACGAGCGACTTCAACCTTCACGACATAATCAGGTGTGACCTTGCCATCTTTAAAATTATCACGCACCCAGTATGGTTTTGAAGCATTCAAATAACCAGTATTGTGTTCGATGAAACGTCTCGTACTCTCTGGAATAGTTGTCACGCATTTATCTACCGGCAGAAGATCCGAGAGCAAGTAATCAGCGAAATCCTCGTGATCCATCAAAATCGGAGTCGCAACGCAGATACAGAACGGATGCCAACCAGTAAATACAAACCCCTTCGGGTATTCCCCGACCATCGCATCACAAATCGCACATGGTCCTTTATGATTTCCTGATCTTTCAACCTCGAAGCCAAGCACGAAATCAAGTTCTGCCCAACGTTCACTATCTGTCTTCCGGTACATCATATTCGTTTCCGTAACGGCCACACGTTTCGCGTTCATCTCACTACTTCGATATTTACCCTGTCCCGGGTGATAGTCTTTCATCGGCTTGGAAAGAACTAACTTCGTTTTATTCCCGTCTTCATCTTTTTGCCATATCCTATGGAACTGCTTATCCGGATCTTTCAGGATCTGTCGAATATCCTGCCCGATAGTTGCGGCACTCCGACCGACAGACAACCCGCTTTCAAGGTAAAATTCAAGTTGTGTTTTAGCCTGATCTGCAATATCCCAAATGTTGCCCGATAGGTTCATCCCGTTGATCTTCCGTTGCTGGAACTCCTTTAGCACATCAAGGTTTTGTGAAAACAATCCCTTTTTCATGGTCTCGGAAATACTCATTCCATTGATGTACTGCTCTACCAATTCGTCATTTTTCAAATTCGATCTCTTCCAAGCATCCATCTGGAAATTACTAATCACGTTCAGTAGATTGGCCTGAAGTTGTATCAACTTTTTGTCAATGAAATTTTCCACGCCTACATTCCTGATCCACACGTTAGTCTTCCCGGTATCCGTCCACTTTTTTAACTGCGGGGATACCGAGGCTATAAACTCGTTAAAGATGTTAGCGATAGTTTGTTCATGCACTAACATCTTCTGAATATGTTGCTTATCATGGAAAGAAAGTCCTGGCATATTACTGGAATGTCATACCTAACATTGAATTATTTTGAGCAGTTTCCTTCTCCTCCTGTTTTATTGTCGTAATCTCATTTTTCACGTCTTTCGTGTAAGGAGATTGAGCCGTTATTGTCTCTTGTGAATTGAACGGCTTGCCACCGCCAGCAATGGAAAGATTTTGGAGCGTTTCGGTCAGGTTCTTTGGCAATATAGATCCAAATGAAACCTCGAAGTAATTATTCTTAATACTCTCGGCATTCTTGATATGAGATATATTAACCATACCTGACTGGATGATTGAAACGCAACGCTGAATCACCGGACCGAATATTTCCATTTGTTCTGTCGCTTTTATTTTAGCATCAATAGTCATGAACTCACGGGCAACGCCCGAAAGATCTCCAATCCCGACAAGGTTATCAAAAGACAGATCCGGACACGACGCACCGGAGAATATCTCATGCCGTTCATTCGCTATCTCTTCTTTCTGCGAATCAATCGACTGCTGCCATGCTAAATACTCCGCATCACCATGATAGGCTGTACCCGTGTCCGAATCTACCTTTATAGAAAAGTTTAATTCTTTACCAACAGTTTCTTTAGAGGGAAGATTCGTTTGCCCGAAGGTCTTCAACATCGGATCTCCGAAATAATCATTCGTATCACTCATCCGGGACAAACGCATTTCGTAGGCATCGAGAAGGCGAGCAACATCTTCCCAGTCCGGCTGATCCACTTCGGCATAAACCACCGGTATCTTACCAAACAAGTTCCGGTCTTTCGTGATGATCCATTGTCCGTCATTAATCCCGGTAATAACTTCTGATTCCGTGTATATTTTCACGCATCCACACGTTCTATTATTAATTGTAGCGTTATACTTGTGGATAAATCCATCCATGTCGTCGTCATCATCAAAATGAGGGTAAAACTCATTGGTCTTATTATCATCTTTAGGCGTTGATAGAATCTTCACCTTTAGTTCGGAAACTTTCTTTTCACCCACAACTCTATTTACCGGATAGAAAACAATCGCTCCTTTTGTTTCGGACAATACAATACGAGCGAACTTCATAAGGATAGACTTCATCTTGAGTTTACGAACAAATACTTTCTTAAACGCTTCAAGACTATCATCGTCCGTGTTATCCGCCGAAATTGTCATATCCCCGCCAAACAAGAAAGCCGCTGCCGTCCGAACAATCTTTTTCGGTATGTTGGTAATAATCTTGGCTACCGGGATTGTTTCATCTTCCAACCGTTTTGGGATTTCTTCACCCGAGACAGTATCTATCTCTACTTCTGTTTCGGAATAAACAGCTACTCGTTTAGGCTCACGAAAACCAACGGAAGTTGGACGTCTCCTACGCCCCCCGTTAAACTCTTCTAAATATTCCCTTGGTTCCCGATCTTCGATCGTGTCTACACATAAATCACTAACGATCTTATCAAAGTCGTTATTATTCAATATTTCTGATATTGCAGGCATATACTTTTCTTCTAAAATATATGCCAATCTGACTTATTACCAAAAAAGAAGGTACCGACAGCATGTCTGTACCTTCTTTTTTTTCATCTCTTAATTTTTAAAGTCCTTCTCTAGCATCCTCTTCATCCGATTTTTCTTTCGCATGCATATACCCCCAATAACTTTCTTGATCCATCTTTTCCATATACTCATCTTCCATTTTTTTTCTAAATGCCTCCCGAGCTTCATTTGACAATAATGCTAATGTTTCCTTAGTATAGACACATTTAATAAAAACTTTGTCCCCTTCTTGAGTAACCTTATAATAATTACCACTTACTCCCTCTTTTGCAGCATTTGCCAACTCGTAAATCTCATTGTAATCATCAAAATGTACTCCCCTTAAAAAATCATCAAAATTTGTTGTACTCATAAAGTTTTTTTTAAATTAATAATTAAAAAAAAGACAAAAAGCATGCCAATACAATTTACCCTCGCCCCACCTTGCGTGATGACTTTTTAAAATTCAATCCTATGGATTCAGCGAATTCCGCAAGTATTGTCATCCCATCCGGGGCATCATCATGAGCGTTCTCGCCCTCTCGCTTGTAACTAGTAAGCGCTTTCATGAAACGCCCGTAATCAGAACCTTTGGTGTATTCTGATTCATCCAAGAAAGCACAATGCTTTTTGATCCATCCTGCTTTCATGATAATCCGGGTTGCTTTATGTTGTGTTGTGGGACGGGCTTGTATGACACACGATTTCTTTTTCGATGTAACGATTTTACGGACATTAATAGCGAATATGCGTCCCCCGTTGTTTGATTCAATCCGCATCTGGTCGCATCCCGTATCAATGACCATTTGTGCCAACCGTGGTTCTGTCACTTCAACAGGATCTTTAGTGAAAAGAACGTCGGTAATGAAGTACTTCAGTCCGAACACCTTTGCAAATGGAGCACAGAAATCATCATCTCCCTTATCTGCTGTATCACCAGCCCCAATAATACCATCCGGCTTTTTCCCGGCAATATCAGATAACTTGAAGCGCGTAAGATCAGATTTCGGGAAAAGCAAACCTTTCGCCTCGTAAGGTTCCTGCATATACTCGGCACTCCAAATACTCTCATCCAATTCGTCTCTCAACTCCCGGTAATATTCGGTGGTATGTACGTCCTCGCAAAAGGATTCATCGTTCTCATCCAAGGCCGCAATCCGGATAATCTCGTCATACTTACCCATCTCCTCCATACGTCCGATCACGTCACCCTCCGACCAACGTGTACCTATGTCGATAGAACAACAATTCCCTTCAATACGAGAATCATGTGTTCCCTGCTTCCAAGACCAAATCTTATCGTTGTTCGTGTCAGAGAGAGCATCTTCCAAACTCTTATACAAGTCATCGGTCATCGCCAACATGGATGCACCGAACCCGATCACGGTTCCACCAACACCAGCACCAAAGTATCCCACCTGCCGGGATTCCGCCAAATTCCAACCATGCACGTTCTGCTTGTCTCCTTTCAATCTCGCCTCCGGGAACAATTCAGCGTACTTCCGGGAGCGCATTATCTCACGGGTATCATAGCTTAATTTGTTGTATAGGGTATCAGAACAACAATTCCGCATAACAGATTCTTTCGGGAAGTGCCCGAACATCCAAGCGATAAAAAGAGAAGATATGTAAGACTTCCCCGCCCGTGGAGGCATTGACACGGCTAACCGTCGAATGATCCCTTTCCCGTATGCCTCGAACACCCGGGTAAAAGCTAAGGCTACAAGCAAAAGGAATGGACGCTTGGAAAAGAACTCCGGATCATAATACAAGCAAAAAGCCCAGAAATCATCCCGAGCCTTTCGCCTCTGCAATTCTTGTTTCGCAAAAGCTTTTAAAAGTAATATGTCTCGATTACTCTTTGCCATTAATGTAGTCCTCAAGTTGCTTCTCCGTCCAATTCTCAAATCCTGTAAGGTGCATTGTTCCGTCTGATGTCTGCCGGTTCTTCCAGTTATCCGGATCTGTGTTTGTCAGGGTGAAGATGATCGCTGCCGTGTCAGGCTGGATATGTTTCATGACCTTCGTCTGCTCCTTGACCTTGGGAATGGACTTTCCCTCCTCGTTCCTCTTTCCGGAATCTACATAGACAGTCTTTGTTTCCTCCACTTCATACCCTCTCACTTTCTTCATGAGTGATTTTTTCGCTTCCACGGACAATAACTCAAGAAAGGCAAACTTTGCCTTTTTAATAGCCTCCGAAAACTCCGGCTTACTTGCCTTCCATTCATGGAATGTGCTTTCGGAAATACCAACCTGTTTGCAGATCTCGGGAATAGTATAGCTATCCACCTGCACGAGCGAACAAATTCTATCAACCACCGTTTTGCTATACTTCGCCATATATTGTTTTTAAGATAAATATACGGCAGGGGAAATATTGTATAAAGTCTATAGACTTAAAAAATACATCTTTTTAATCTTTAAAATCAAATGACAATTGTGGATCTATTTTAGGAGGATAAAATAGCCCTATAATAATAAAAGGATTATGACTCCTTTTATGGAATTTCATGGTTGTTCCTAATAAAAAATATAAATCCTTCTTTTGATATAGATCATTAAAATATTTTTCCTTCACCTTTTCACATGCAACCTGTTCATCTCCTTTAGCAAATCGTAAACAATTCCAATATAACATTCCTAATTCCCAATCCTCAACCATTAACTTATGCTTAGTCCCTCCTTCTGAAACAAATTTATAAGAAAATTCATAAGGCAATTTCTTTACAACTTGGAATATCTTTTTAGTTTCCTCAATATCAAACAAACTTCCTTGAGATTGATTTGCAATTACGACATCCAATTTTTTCTTATCCCATTCCCTTTCGCAAGGCTCCCACACGAAATCCAATATATCTTTAGGTCTAAAAACAGCCAACGAAGTTCCAATTTTTGAATCTTTGGCTTCTGCTATTAATTCTCTCATATTATAATGGACATTCTTCAAAACCACATCTCTTCGTTTACTCCATTGATCTTTAGTTCCTAATGCCTCTATAATATTTATATCTTGGTCTATATCAACTGGTCTATAACTTTCTGGTCGAAAATCTTTATTGTTTTTTACTAAGTCTAACTCGATCCATTGCCACTTTTTATAACGCTGATGCAAGTCTAGCTTTCTATAAGGTATAGGATATATTCTGATCCATGAGCCATCTTCCAAAAAACCTGCAGTGCATACCAATTCATCATATTTCTCTGATAAGGTTGGATATGTCTTTACCGCTATGAGGACTTTTGTTTTTGGCATATTTTCAAAGTATATCGGTTAATTTGAATTTTACTCCAGGTAATAGCATTACGTGCTTCGCTACTCGCGAACGATGACACTGCAATGGATTCTTTTCAAAACAAGTTAAGGCCACTCTTTGATAGGTGTCAACTAACTCTTTTATCTGTCCTAGATAAGTTGCTTGAAATTGCAATACAGTTTTTTCATAACGATCAAATAACAAATCGTAATCTGCTTGAGAGCGTAAATCCTGCCTTTGCTCTGATTCTATTCCTAATTCTGGAATATGTACATAGCGAATACCAACACCCTCACAAGCTTTCTGTAATTGACTTTTAGAAAATCCATATTTCTGACTAAAAGCATTCTTGCGTACATCACATAAAACATGTACATCTTTTAAAATCAATGATACAATATATTTTTCTAAAGTCTTACCTTCATAACCTATCGTAAATAATTGTTGCTCATCAATTCTTCTTTCTTGAGCTTTTACTTTATCTAATTCATCCGTAGATAGTATTTTTTCTGCAATACTACTTCGTATCGCATAAAATGGATACGTCACGTAAGTATAACGAATTAGTTCATTTTGAGTCATTGAACCAAAAGTTAATTTCGTGTCAAACAACAATTGATTATCAAATAACTCAAGCATCGACGCATAATTCCCTTTTTTCAACAAATGAATATGTCGACCATTCTCATGTTCTACAATTTCAAGATAACCATATTTTGACAATGTTACAATATCTTGATTCGCTTGAAAAGAAAAACATCCATAACGGTAAGGTAAAAAATCAAAAGCTTTTACCTCCTGTTTCCTTGTAAACAAAAATAAATACTTTTGAATGCTTTTAGCAGTCAAATTTCCACCAAAAACCTCTAATAAGGCTAATAATATTTTCCTACGATAATATAGCATATGGCAAAAGTAAGTAAAAAACAAATATTGTCATCCACATTTACTGTTTTATTGAAAAACAATTTTACAACAATACACGTGATCAAACTTATCTAATCCCCCAAATATAATGCATTCTCTACTATGCGACTTTTCCTTGAAAATATAACTCCTTGAAAATTTTCCCTTTTATGATGAGCATGATCCGGTTAAAAGTATCGTAGAGATATTTCTGGCTTTCCGGACCTTCCCAGTCGGCAAAGTCTTCATGAAGGAAAAAACGAAATTCAAAAATCTGTTTAGAGCTCTCGGACAGTTCAAGACTCTCGTACACCCGACGAACGATATTCACCTGGGAAAGGATCTCCCCCGGAATATCTTCATCTTCCGAGGATTCATCAATAATATCAACTCGCTGGAAATCCACGTTATCATCAATATCTTTCCTGCGGATTTTCTGACGATACGGGGAAGTCGGGGACGTGGCGTTCAATTCGATCATCCGGATCACGAACCAATCAAGTTCAGTGTACCCGTCTTTCTCCCGGTGTAACATATCCTGCAGGAAATTCGTGTCCTTCTGCAAGAGAGAACACAACACTTCTTGAAGCACATCCATAGCGTCACCCGGAATCCCGGATAACTTGCAACGATACTTCGCGCTATCAAGCCAATTGTTGTAACGCTTCTCTATGTAATTATTTATTTCAGAATTCGCCATTTCCCCTTTGTCCTTTTCACAAAGATACAACAAAACGTGTCTTTAAAACATACTTTTGGTTATTATTTTATCGAAAATCTAATTCCATTATTCTTCCGTCATCATGCTATACACTTGCTAAATCACAAATTAATACATATACTTGCAATATCATTAATACAATATAACCAACACTCCTAATTATGACAGACG